TAACTAAATCTCCATTTATAAATACATCCGCGGCATTTCCATTATAATTAAATACAATATTATTCCACTTTTGAGATTCAATATTTACGTTAAATGAATTATTATCACCATTTAGTTTAAGTTTCAACATATTTTTACCATTTTCCACACCGGCGTAACTTATACTTGGATGCGATTTTACTGCGTCGTCGTTGCCGCCGTCACTTGATTTGGTTGCCCCATAAGAAAAGAACTCTATATCACACGATATACCAGTGTCTTGCTGATTCAAATAAACCCACATAGATAGGGTAAATGTATTTTTACCACTTTCAAATGCTTTTTTTTTGTTGAGGTCGGGGTCACTAAGTTCGGTGTTATGTATATCGTGACCGTAAACATCTTTAAGAATTGTAAAATCAATTTGTTTATTACCAAAGTCATTACGCTTATCCAAAAAATTGGCTTCGTTCATTATAGGGAAGGCACTACCCTTGAGTGGTGATGATAACAGAGAGGGTAATACCATATACCCGGTAATTAACAGAGCTTCAATTCCAAGTAATATATATGTAATATTAGAGGTTCGTGCGAATTGTCCTTTCATATACTCCATAAAATCATCTACTAAACAGGGTATATAGAGAATAAAATTTAAAATGAAACCAGGCCAACCGTCCATGTTTGTAATATGTCTCTTTATTGACCGGTATAATAATAAAGCAGGAATAGCAGTAAGTAAAAAAGATACAGTTGTTCCGGCATATTTGGTGTCATATGCGCCACTTTTCGTAATTATAAAATATAATATGACAAGAGACGCAATTATACTTGACCCAATAAAAACAATATGTTTATATTCACTTGATACAAATTTGAAAATATAGAAACAAGATAAAATTATGAATAAAGCGATTGATGCATAATATGAACCCTTATTTTTTAATGTATTTGCCGATGTTTTTGCGGATGGTTCTGTATGTTTATCACCATCGGCATCAGTCCATGTAAATTCATCGCCTCCTGGTATAAAATGTATTATTAGGGAAAAAAATATAACCAATAAAATTAAAATAAAATATTTTAAAGGATTACTGGTAAATGTTTTTTGTAGGTAATCGCCAAATAATTTTACATTACGTATAGAACCGACACGACTAACAAGTTTTGTCATTATATTTTGAATACTAACATTATTTGTTGACATGTGTTATATATAGGAACTATATAATTCTTCTCGGTCAATGACCGATAAACAGATGAAGGGTTTAAAGGTTCTCCATCGCAGTTTTTTCTCCGTGACAGTCTCGGCATAACGCCACTAAATTATCAACGTGATTACTTCCGCCGTGTTCCAATCTGACGGTATGGTCTACTTCAAACCAAGCGGGTAACTGCTTACGACAGTTGCCACAATGCCAATTTTGTTTTGCTGCGACAAATTTCTTTTTTGTTTCACTAACGGAACGCTTTGTAGATTGCTTACCCGAATTCATAATACGTTTTTCACTGGTTCCTCCCTGCACCATATTAATATTATTATTCATCGTATTATTATTACCACCGCGACTAAAATCATATTTACTAGTAAAGTCTAAAATAGGAGAAATAAAACTGGAGGTATCTTTATCAACTGGTAAGTATCTGAGATATTCATTGGATGCGACAATCATAGTTTTTGCGCGTTCGGGATTTTTACGAAATAACCAACATAACATATAACCAATAAACGCAACACCGAACATTTGAAAGTATTTTTTCCACGATATTAATAGTTGAATATACTTACCATCGGTGTACATATTTGCAATTATGAACCCAACTATTAAAAATATAACAATTTCAAAACGCATATAGGTTTATATATAGTTGATACATTTTATGAATCGTGTGAGTAAATATAAATCAATAACACCGAGATTAATGAGAGTGAAATATAAATATGGTGTTTTTTAATACGTAGTTTCTCCATCATTATAATGGGTGCTGCTTTATAGTGTTCAAAATAACGGTCTATTGATTCTAGAAGAGTTATTTCCTCCTTTCCAATTGTGACATTTATTTTATTATGTATAAAATGTATCCATCTAACGAGAGATTCGCGACTATCCAGATACGGTGTTACTGGATACTTATTAATCAATTCACTAAATCTATTACTCATTGAACCAATAGGTAAAAAAAGGGGCATATTTTGTATTAAATCATAATATTTCCGCTTGGTTGCTTTATCGGGTGATTCTGGGTATATCTGTGCTATAGTATGAAGGAAGAACCAATAATGAGGTCCCCAGATTGCTGGATCAAATTTCATATTAAAAGTATATAAAACTATCTTATAATATTAATGGAGGTATACTGAATTATGAGTAAAAAAAACAGTGGAAATTATTGCAATAATTGCGGGAAAACAGGGCACCTGTTTCATAATTGTAAAATACCAATCACCAGTTTAGGTGTTATAGCATTTCGTAGCAACAAAGGTATAATTGAGTATTTGATGATACGTCGTAAGGAAACACTAGGTTATATAGATTTTATGCGAGGGAAGTATCAATTGACTGACAGGGAATATATCGTAAATATGCTTAAACAGATGACCAACGCCGAGAAGAAGAGCATTATGGAGGAAGATTTTGATAAACTATGGAAAGATATATGGGGCGACGAAGGTTATAATAATAAGTATAAGATGGAAGAAACTACATCCAAAGGTAAGTTTAATGTGTTAAAACAAGGTGGTCTGGGATTTGATTATTCATTGAAAGATTTGATTAGTGAAACCGAAGATAAATGGTTAGAACCAGAATGGGGGTTCCCGAAAGGGCGAAGGAATTACCAAGAGAAGGATTATGAATGCGCTGTGCGTGAATTCTGCGAAGAAACGGGATATGATATAACTATGATTGAACCTATGATAAATGTAATGCCGTATGAGGAGATATTTACCGGGTCTAATTATAAATCATATAAACATAAGTATTTTTTGATGTATATGAAACAATCTGATACAAAAGACACAGATAGTTACCAGAAATCCGAGGTGAGTAAAATGGAATGGGGTTCGTTGGATAACTGCTTGTCTAATATCAGGGACTATAATTTAGAAAAAAAAGACATCATACATAAGGTTGATACTTGTTTGAAAAAATTAATGCTATATAGGTTGTAATCTTGTATATTATATCGTATTATAATATACAAGAAGGTAGACAATGCCACCCAAAACTAGAAAAAAATGTGATTACGATAAACAACCAGAATGTATAGAATGTCCTTGTGGTAGCACATACGAATTAAAAGGAAGGGGTGAGTTAAATCATTTCAATACAAAAAAGCATAAAACATATGAAAATGAACACGGAAAAGTTGAACCAAAGATGATTAAAAAAGAGAATTCTATAAGAAAAACGGTTAAGAAAAAAATAAATAACATTAACATTACGAAATACGAACTATTGAAACCAACGAGTAATCCGAAAAAAACAGTTATCCAAGATAAAGTTATTGAGATATTAAAACCATCCGAAGACAAACCAGAGAACCCTCTTGCTGTCCCTTTATCAATTGTGACCAAAAAGAATAAGGTGCGCATTAAACCTGTCAATAAGTGTCCATTATTAAATGACAACAGAATTTTTATGAACGTTAATAATTTTTACATTAAAAGTGGAACTAAATCTTCTATATCCACAGCAACCAAAGAAAGAAGTATAGGAAAGAATGATGAACATTTATATAAATATAACGATGAGTATTTTATAAAATCATTTTGGTTCCTACAAAAGGTTAATAAATACAATAATGATTTTTTTACAAATGGCACTATCAAAAAATTAGAAGGCTTTCAAAAAGAAGAGAACCCAGCAATCGCTTTTTTAAAGGATAAATTGAAGAGTGTACAAAACAAAAAGTACACGGATATTTCAGGGGAAAAAAAAGAAATTACAGATGAGTTCATTGAAAGTTTAAACTTTACAAATGACGACTGGGAACCATTGATAAAAGAATGTAAAAATAATGACAATAAAGACAATAAAGACAATAAAGGAGATGAAATTCTGATGGTAAAAACTAAATTTCAACGTGTAAAAGGAACAGTAAATGATGACGATTACGATAATGATGACGATTACGATAATGATGACGATAATGATGACGATGACGATAATGATGACGAGAATGGTGATGTAGAAATTAAAGATACAGCTAATTTTTTATATCCGGAATTAGACGACGATGAGTTTAACACCAAGTTACTAGAACATAAAGAATTTAATCCAGAAACAAAAAATAATGAAGAGAGTAAAAAGACACTAGATGAAATACAAGAAGATATGAAGTCATCTGATTTTATTCTAAGTCCGCATCAAATATTCGTTAAAAACTTTCTTTCACAATATACTCCTTATAATGGATTATTATTATTTCATGGACTGGGAACAGGTAAAACTTGCTCTGCAATAGGAATATCAGAAGAAATGCGAAATTATATTAAACAAACTGGAAATACAAAAAAGAAAAAAATTATAATAATCGCATCACCAAACGTTCAAGATAATTTCAAAAAACAATTATTTGATGAATCTAAGTTAACGAAGCAGAATAACGGTGATTGGAATATAGATGGTTGTTTGGGAAATTCAATGTTGAACGAGATAAATCCAACCGAGATAAAGAATATGAAGCGAGAAGATGTAATTACAAACATAAATACAATTATATCATCTTATTATGCGTTTTATGGGTATACAAAATTCGGAAATTTGGTAAAAGAAATAACTGAATACAAACGCACAGGTACTGGTGATAAATTGGAGACACTTAAGAAACAATACAAAATACGAAGAATTAAGGAGGAATTCAACGACCGTCTTATAATTATAGACGAGGCTCATAATATAAGAGACATCACTGATACAGATGACACAGGTGACCGTGATATATACAACCAATTGAAAGATATAGCGAGATATTCAGAGAACATGAAATTATTATTATTATCAGGAACACCAATGTATAATAGTAATAAGGAGATAGTTTGGATAGCCAATATTCTAAATTTAAACGACGGTAGAGGAATAATAAAAACAAGCGATGTATTTGACTCCAATGGTAAATTGAAAGATAAAGAATTACTCGTTAAGAAACTAAGAGGATATATTTCTTATGTAAAAGGAGAGAACCCTTATACATTTCCATTGAGATTAAAGTGCAATGAGAACGAATCGTTTATAGAACCTTCAAAACAAATGAATGGCACTAAAATGCTCGCAAATTCGTATGAATTGGTGAAAAATATGTCAATGTGTTACACAAAATTGAGCGACGGCTCTGCCCAAAAGAAAGCATATGACAAATTAATGGAAATAGTCCGCCCGGAATTGTCTGGACAAACCTCGTTTGGTTATACTGCATTGCAACGACCAATTGAAGCATTAAACATAGTATATGGTAAACCCGAACGCATAGATGATATGGTTATAGGAATGACGAATGACGAACAGAAAGTAATAATAAACTCAATGTTGGGTGAGCGGGGTTTATCTAATATAATGAAATATGAGGAAAAAACAATAGACGGTGAAAAAACAAAGGCAAATTATAAATATATGGATAGTTCTAATAGAATATTCGATGCGGAGAACCTAAAGAATCATAGTGCGAAAATAAGTAATATATGCGAAACTATAAAAAAATCGGAAGGTATTATTATGGTATACTCACAATATATAGATGGAGGTGTTATTCCGGTTGCTCTGGCATTGGAATCAATGGGATTCAAACGCCGTGTTGGAAAGACGGTTAAAAATCTGTTCCATAAAGATGAAATAGTAAAAGATAACGAACAAAAATTTACTACAAAAGAAGAAAATGGTGAATCCAAATCATATACTCCTCACTATATAATGCTTACAGGAGATGATAGATATTCACCAGATAATGTTACTGATTTAAAAAATCTAAATAGCACAGATAATAAAAACGGCGATAAAATCAAGGTTGTTATAATTTCACGAGCAGCGGGTGAGGGAGTAGATTTTCGTAACTTGAGACAGGTGCATATACTGGAACCGTGGTTTAATTTAAGTCGCACCGAACAGATTACTGGTCGTGCGATCCGAAACAAAAGTCACTTCGATTTACCATTTAATCGGCGAAACGTGGAAATATTTTTACACGCAACTGTTACCGATAATGATACAGAAAGTGCGGACCTATATTTGTATCGTCATTCCTCAAAGAAAGCTAAATCTATCGGTGAAATAACTAAAATAATAAAGAGTGAAGCGATTGATTGTGCTCTTGAATTTGGAAATTATAGTGATTTAAATGCGCGATTGAAAATAGACGAAGATGATAAAATTCAAATGATACGTTCATCTGACCCAGACGAAGAAGAACCTGTTATAATTAATACAACCGAAATAAAAACCAATAAATATTTTGACTTTACATCAATATGTGATTATGGTAATTGTGAAGAATTAAAATGTAGTGGTAAAAAACCAACAGAAGATAAAAGTCACTCGGTTACATATAATACAGAACACGCCAAGAGTAATATGCAAAATATATTAAGGCACATTCGGAGTGAATTTAAAGAGGCACCTGCTGGACTTTTCTATTTTAAAAATGACGATTTATATAATATAATCAATGTTCGTGGTACATACACGCGCGAGCAATTTGATATGGCAATATTAAACCTAATAGAAGATAAGACTGAAATACTAACGGATAGATATAACCGCAAGGGACGATTAATAAGTAAAGGCGATTATTATTATTTCCAACCGTTTGGTATAACCGATATAAATGCTTCTGTATTTGAACGTTCTGTAAAGGTTATAGATAGACCATCTAAAATATCACTTCATACAGTTGAGAGCAAATCCCGCGTTAGTAACGATAGTGGCGATAATGGTGATACATTATATACAAATATAATTGCTACATGCGAAGATGTATTTGTAAACGATACAGTACCACAAAAACCAGATAAACGCGATTGGTTTGATGCTTTAAAATATATAAAACCCCACTTGATAAATGATGTTAAAATATCAGAAGAAAAACTGAAAGAATATACAGTCTATCATATGTTAGATACGTTGAATTCTACAGATATTATACAACTATTGAATTCGGAATTATATACAAACAAAAAAACAAACATATCAGATAATAAATTTGTTGTATATATAAATAACTATTTCGGTGAGAGGACACTATCCGTTGGTGCTACAGAT